ATGGCAAGACTTTTTATTACTCAACGTGAGATCAATTTTATTTCCGACATCACGAAAGAGATCATCAAAGATGTTGTCGGTCAAAAAATTTATTATTACCCTATATCAGAGACTAAAACCAAATCTCATCAAGTCTATGATGAAGCTTTACAGAAAATATTTGATAACCCCATTAACATAGACGTTTTAGTTAATAGTGAATTTCAAACTGAAACAAAAATTAATAAATTTGGTGTAGACGCAACGTTTTCTTTAGAAGTATACATACAGCATAGAGACATGGTAGAAAAAGGAATTAATCCTGCAATTGGCGATTATTTTTCATTTGGTTCTATTTTCTATGAAATAACCGAATACAAATACATGCGTACAATTTATGGACAAGCAGAAAACATTGATGGCGTGTCGTTAATGGGAACCAGAGTTCGTGAGAGTCAGTTTAAGGCACTTACGGTTGGTCCAACAGACGTTAAGTACGCCGATCAAGATTCAATTCAAGATACGTTCGTTCAACAGCGAGGCGCTACCGAGAACAAGGAAGGCCCAACTGCTGATGTAAGAGATCTTGTTAAGAACGGTGTACTTGATCCGCCAATTTCAGGACCTAAAGAGGTCTCTGATCTTGGCGATTCTACAGGTGTTGGTAATGCTTTTTATGATGAATGATGAGGTTGTTATATTATGCCAACAAGATTTAATTCAAATAGTCATTCTCAATTTGGTGTAGCAGGAATTAACGATGATACGCATCAAGGTACACCTACTCTAACCATTCCTTCAATAGGCATTGAAGACGTCGACGTTGCTCTATTTAAATTATTTGAAAATGAAATTAAGTTACAAGTAGGTGGAGATAATTCTGATCTTAAAAAGGTACCTGTTGTCTTTGCAACCGGTGAAAAATGGGCAATATTAAAAAACAAAAAGGCGTTGAGAGATCGTAATAATTCCTTGATTTTACCTCTCTTGACCATAGCAAGAAATTCGATATCGCAAGATTTAAGTTCTGATATTTCTGGCCGCGGCATTAATCAACAAACTTCTGAAATTACCATTCATAGAAAATTAGATAAATCAGACAGAGGATATCAAAATCTAATAAACCGTTTCTTGTTAAAAAACCAAAAAAACGTCGCAACAAATCCGGAATTAGAGCATGTAGATAATCAATTATTGACAGATCGTGAAATTGGAGCTGATGAATATGACCCTACAATTCAAGATGGGGCATGGTTAGCAGATATCAAGAAAAACAATATTTACGAGACAATAGTGATTCCATCGCCTCAATTTTGTAACTTAAGTTATGAAGTAACAATGTGGACACAATATACCCAACACATGAATCAACTTCTTGAGCAAGTCATATCTTCATTTTTGCCTCAAGGAAATGCTTGGAAATTAAATACCTCCAAGGGTTATTGGTTCATTGCGACGGTAGACAATAATTCATATGATCCAGAAAACAATTTTGATGATTTAGGACAAGAAGAAAGAATAATCAAATACAAATTTAATATCAATGTTAAAGCATATATTTTTTCTTCACAAAGCCCAGGAAACGGCATTCCTATCAAACGATACGTTTCTTCACCAATTATTAATTTTAATATAGAACTACCAGATCAAGAGACAGAATCAAACAAAGTTATTGATCCTTTTATAGGGTCAGATGATCCAACGTTACCTCTCGATTATCAAAAAAATCTAAGAAGTGATCAAAGAGAATCCGGAATCGGTAACTATGATCCTAAAGACCCAAGTTTATCCACTGACCCTGCTTATGCTTCTAGGGCAAATAAACAAAATATTTCTCAGTATAGAAAAATAGTTTTAAAAACTATTGATGGTAAAAACGCCGTTAATTACATTAGGGTTTATAACGTCAATAAATCATCAGGAGAATCGGTTGTTAAACCAAATTCAAGTAATTCTAGCTCTACGCCTTTAAACGCTGAGGCCTTATTGGGAGGATTAACTTATCATATGACCAAAGACTTTTAGCAATCAAATTTGTTTTTTGGTTTTTTTCAAATAATTATAAGAAAGTTTGTTTATGAAGGAGCAGGGATAATGGCTGAGCAGGTTTTTAGGTCTCCTAATTTTTTTGAGCGTGAAATTGAGCTTAAGGCTCCACCACCAACGGGCCCGGTGGGTGTCCCTGCAGGTGTTATTGGCACTGCAAACAAAGGACCGGCATTCGTTCCTGTCACAGTTGCTAGTTTCAATGAGTTCGTAAGCATCTTTGGAAATCTTGACCCAAAGATGTTTGGTCCTTATGCTGTTAATGAGTTCTTAAAGAACAGAACAGCATTGACGTATATGAGGGTCCTCGGCGCGGGTTCAAATCTTTCTACAACGGATATTTCAACCACTGAATTAACTGGAAGGGTTAAAAACGCTGGATTTAAACTTGAAGGCACTTTAGCCTCTCATGACAGTAAAGGTCGTCATAATGGAACCGTTCAGTTCCTCGTCGCTGATCATACGCTTCAAACAAATGAAGCATACGGTATGCCAATGTTTACCGACAACGATTCACGAACTCAAGTAAGCAATGTTTCACTTGTTCGCGGCGTCGTTATGATGGCTTCTGGCGCAAGAATGCTGGTTCTTAATGGAAATGAGCAAGTTGGTTCAACATTCAATGGTGCCACAACGATTGATGACGCAGCGCAAGTTAAGTCTAACAAATTTAAGCTTGTCATTTCTTCTACGCTAGGCTCTGCATTTGCGTTTGATGATAAGATTCCTGGAATCAAGGTGTATACAGCATCCATGAATCCAAGTAATGATGATTACTTCGGAAAGATTCTAAACAAAGATCCAGAAAAGTTCGAACAATATCAACATCTTTTGTATTCTGACTTTGCTGTTGATGATGAAGTTGCATCAGTCATTAACGACGATTATGTCGCAATTCTTTCAGGATCTTCTTTAACAAGCAACATTTCAGGAGAACCAACGACGACATTCCGCAACGCATTTGGAGCTTTTGATACTCGTTTTGCTTCTCCTAAGACGACCAACTTTATTTCTCAACCGTTTGGTACAACTGAGTATGATTTATTTGCAGTAGAATCATTAGACGATGGAGCGTATGCAAATAGCCTTTATAAGGTTTCAATTTCAAATCTTAAGGTTTCAGAGAATGAAGCTTATGAATATGGAACGTTTAATCTTCAAGTCCGTGATTGGAATGACTCAGACATAAACCCGATGGTTTTAGAAGAGTTCGTAAACTGCTCCTTAGATCCAGCATCTGATAATTATGTCGGTAAGCTAGTAGGCGATCGTAAGGTAACGTACGATTTTGATCAAGATATCGTTACAGAGCGTAGAATTATCACGACCGGAAAATATGACAATGTATCAAAGTACATTAGAGTCATTCTGACTTCTGCTGTTGAAGATAAGAAGATTCCTGCAAAGTCTCTTCCATTCGGATTTAGAGGACCAGAACTTCTTAAAACGAACGACACATTAACTGATGGTGCAACAGGTGCCAAGAGATTAGGCGGATTATTTACAGTTGATGCAGCAGGGATTTTGTCACAGTCAATACTTCCTCCTGTTCCATTCCGTTTTAAAGTAACTAAGGGAGCAATAACAACGCCGTCATGGGACGGTGATCCTGGACCACAAGAGATTGCTTCTCCTCAGTTTTATTGGGGCGTTAAGTTTGAAAGAAATGATTCGCCTCTTAATTCTAACCTTTCAGAAGTTAAGAATCCTCTTCTTGAGAGTTTCACAAAGTTTGCAGGAATAAAGAAGCTTGATGTTCTTTTGACTGGATCTGGAGCAGATACATTCAACAACAATAAGTTCTCTCTTTCTAAGGTCGCGCTTTCTGCTGGTACAATTTTAGGATTGACTGGAACTGTTAGAGCCCACATGAAAGAAGCTGCATATATTAGGAACGCAAAGGTTGATCCAACGACTTACACGATTAATGATCCTGTTCTTGGTAATCGTATAACATTTGCGTCTTTGTTGTCAAATGGAGAACCATACCAGTTCAACAAGTACTCATCGTTTGCTAAGTTCACAACCTTCATGCAGGGTGGATTCGATGGTCTTAACACCCTAGATCCTGCTGCATCAAGAATGAATGACAAAGCAACGTCATTTGAAACACCTCTCGGAGGGGCTTCTTCAACATTTGTTTCTCCTGGTATGTTAACAAACCTTGCAGGAGCCGGTGTCAATAACAACGCCGTCAATTCTTACCTAACTGCAGTTGACGTCATGACAGACCCACTTCAGGTTAATGTCAATCTATTGGCACTTCCTGGAATTCGTGAGGATTACATCACAAACTACACTGCAAAGAAGGTTCGAGATTACGGTCTTTCAATGTATGTGATGGATCTTCCAAATTATGATGACAACAGCAATCGTATCTATGATGATTCTACCAACAGAATTAATATTGAGAACACTGCGTCAACGTTTGAAGATAGAACATTTGACAACAACTATGTTGCAACGTATTTTCCAAACGTATTTATCAACGACACAACAAATAGCAGATACGTCAAGGTTCCTTCTTCAGTTGCAGCACTCGGTGCGCTAGGGTTCAACGACAAGGTTGCATATCCTTGGTTTGCTCCAGCAGGTTTTAATAGAGCTGCTCTTGACTTCGTCAATAACGTCGAAGTTAGATTGAACGTGTCTGATCGTGATCGTCTATACGACGCAAGAATCAATCCAATTGCAACGTTCCCACGTCTCGGTTTCGTGATCTATGGTCAGAAGACGCTACAGATCAGGAAGTCAGCATTGGATCGTGTCAACGTCCGGCGCCTCCTTCTCGAGGTGAAGAGACTCATTATCAACATTGCAAACAGGATTGTGTTTGAACAGAACACGCCAGCAGTTCGTAACAAGTTTGTTGCAGATTCTATCCTTCAACTCGGTCTCATCCAGGCTCAGGCAGGAATCGAGGCCTATCAGGTCGTGATGAATGAAACGAACAACACACAAGAAGATGTTGACCTAAACCGCCTTAATGGTAGAATCGTTGTGGTTCCAACCAGGGCAATTGAATTCATAGCTATCGACTTTATCGTTACAAACTCTGGCGTCCAGTTCGTTTGATACCGAAAAATTCGAAGGTAAACTTATACTTATCAAGCATATCGTAGGAGCGAGATAAATGGCACAGCTCAAGTTTGGAAGCGCAGGCGTAACGACAAGAGAGATTGATTTAACCGGACCAACGGAAACAGGTCCGACAGGCGTACCAGCGGGAATCATAGGTACTTCAGTGAAGGGACCGGCTTTCGTTCCTCTTACTTATGGTACATTAAATGACTTCTTTGCGAAGTTCGGCCAGAGCGATTCAAAGAAATTTGGTCCTCTTGCGGTTTCTGAGTGGATGAGACGTGCAACTGCGGTTACATATCTCAGAATTCTTGGTGTAGGCGATGGAAAAAAGAAGGTTTCTTCTGGTACAACTGCCGGTGACGTAGTAAACGCTGGATTTACCGTAGGTGAACAACTACCATCATCTACAGACGGTTCTTTGTCTTCTAATCCTTATGCAAATTCTAGTGGCATTCTTGGAAGGACTTACTTCTTAGGATGCTTCATGTCAGAATCTGCAGGATCAAGCGCTCTTAGCTCTGCAGGATTGCAGGGTGTTGGTAGCGTTAATGGCATCTTAAATGGTTCCGTTCCTCTTGTTAGAGGAGTTCTTATGGCTCCATCAGGAGTCGTTCTTCGTCTTTCAGCTTCATCAGTTGGTTTGGATTCAAGCAAGCCAACATCAGGTTTGATTGGTTCAGATGCAACCGCAAAAGGAACATCACTCGGTTCTTTGGTTCTTTCTTCTGGCGGCGCTTCAAAGCAAGAGTTTACAATTCTTCTTAACGGCCACAAGGGAACAGACACTTCATATCCAAACGTATTGACAGCATCTTTCGATGTGACGTCTGCAAATTATATCAGCAAGGTTCTTAATACAGATCCTTACAAGATTCAAGAGGCAGGTCACTACCTCGCCGCACATTGGGACATTCATCCATCTCTTGCTGCGGTGACCGGTGTAGGAGCTGTTATACGACCCCCAGTAAATGGAAGCGAAAGATCAGCATTCCTTCTTACGTCTTCTCTCGGCCGTGATGTTGGTTCTTCAACTGTTCCAAACTTTGAAGGATTCCGTGGCAGATTCTCAAATGCAAAATCTCCTTGGATTGTTTCACAGAAGTTCGGTGGATCACCAGTAAATCTTTTCAAATTGCATGCCTTAGATTCAGGTGCCGGAATTTCAAATAAATTTAAGGTGTCAAT